GTCGGGGCGCGGCGTCGCGGAGCCAGCCGTTAATCGGTTTTAAGCAGGAGGTAGTAAAATGGTCGATATGTATATTCGCAGCATCTTAGGCGGCAATTGGAATAACAGTGCGATCTGCAGCTCACGCAGCTCGAATTGGAATAATTCGCCTTTGAATCTGAATTCGAATAATTCAGGGCGCAGCGTCACGGATACAGAGATTGAAAGCAGTGGGTTTGTCGCGGGGCCATACAGTCCTCTGGCTGACACATCGACCTTGTTGCGAAGCGCGAAAGCGCAGACAGCAAAACACACAGCGACTGCCCCGGCAGGGCTAGTATCTTGCGAGAACGTCAGGCATGGGGGCTTATTGTGAAACGACACGGAAATATATGGGACAAAATTGTCTGCCCAGAAAACCTGTTCCGTGCGTACAAAGCAGCTCGCCGCGGCAAAGGCTGGCAGCGTCACGTCAAACGATTCGAGCGCGATGTTAACGGCAATTTGTTGCGCTTACAAAAGATGCTTTGCATGGGTGAATTCACCACGGCTCAATATCGCAAGAAAACAATCTACGAGCCAAAGCAGCGCGACATCTATGTGTTGCCGTTCTTCCCTGATCGCATCGTTCAGCACGCGCTGTTACAGGTGATTGCACCGATCTGGGATGCGTTATTCATTGAGCAGTCATACGCTTGCCGAACTGGGCGCGGGATGCATCAGGCCAGTCAACAAACCATGCAACACGTGCGGCGCTACAAGTACTTCTTCAAAGCAGACATCAGCAAGTTCTACCCGTCCATCAACCATAACATTCTTATGTCTATTGTGCGGCGCAAGATCAAGTGTGCGCGCACGCTTGGTTTGATTGAAAACATCGTGCGCTCTTTTGATGGCGACAAGAATGTGCCGATTGGCAACTACACTAGTCAATGGTTTGGAAACCTCTACATGAATGAGCTTGACCAGAAGATACGGCACGAACACAAGATCGGCGCGTATGTTCGTTACTGCGACGACTTTATTGTATTTCACAACTGCAAGAAGACACTGTCGGCACTCAAAGACTGGATCGAAAGCTTCTTATGGACGCGACTGGAGCTCAAGTTTTCACGGTGGAGCATCGCGCCGGTCTCTCACGGCGTTGACTTCGTTGGATACCGACATTTTGTAGGCAAGGTATTGCTGCGTAAATCAACAGCCCGTCGAGCGCAGCGCCGCATGGCTGCGTTGCTGCCGAAATTGAACGCCTGCAAGATCACCGTTGACCAGTTCCGTTCGTCGATTGCATCTACCGAGGGCTGGATGAAATGGGCAAACACCTACAATCTTCGCGTGAGCATGAATCTCAATATACTTAAAGGAGCAATTGCATGAAGGACTTTCCGAAATACCTCAATACCCGCGCAGATCTTGAGAATCTCAAGTCAGACTTTCCAGCAGAGACCCGCGCTTGGATGGAGAACATCTACGATAACCGTCACCAGTGGATCGTCGTTGGCAAACTGGAAGCTGGCGAAACCGGCATCAACATTGACAGCGAGTTTAAGGTAGTTGAAAACAAGGACACGCAGACCGGCGAAGTCACGGACCGTTACCAGTACGAGTACAAAGAAGATCCCAACGGCACGATCTTCCGACTTGGCTTTGCTTCGTCTGACGAGTTCCTTGCGTTTATTCAGTCACTTAGATGAAAACAAAGTTGTAACAGTACCCCGTCCAGATGATGGAAAGCGGTACCGCTGCAATGAAACAGAAAAAAATTGGATAGAAAGACCAGACGAGGAAACCGAACAATGAAATCCACCCTACTCTATGGCGGCACGGAAGCGAAAGCCGATGAAGGTGCAATGACACCAGGCAAGTTCATCGGGCGGCTGTTCCATGCCGTGACCGCAGCGCACATGCTGCACCTTGGCTCCAAAAACGGCACGCACCACGATGCACTGGGCAAGCTGTACGAGGATCTGCTGGAGAGCTCTGACGAGCTGGCGGAAGTCTACCAGGGATGCACCGGGCAGCTGCTCGAGTTTACCTCATGCCCGTTTGTTCCACCGACCGATGCACAGGCGTGGATTGCCGAGCTGTACGAGTGCGTCGAGCAGAACCGTCTGGTCATGGGCACGGAGTTTCACATCCAAGACCTGGTCGGTGACGTTATCTCCGACATCGCACGCGCCAAGTACAAGCTGACGTTCCTGTCATGAGAGAGATAAACGAAATCATAATCCACTGCGCTGACACGCCAAACGGCAAGCCGTTCCATGCGAGCGATATTGACGCGTGGCATCGTGAGCGAGGATGGAATGAAATCGGGTATCACTGGGTGATAGCCATCGATGGAGCCATCGAGGCAGGCAGACACCCAGACAAGATAGGATCCCATGCTGAAGGCCACAATGCCCACAGCTATGGGATATGCATGATAGGCAAGGACAGGTTCACCAAGCCGCAGTGGGACGCATTAGAGCTGTTGGTCCGCAGGCTGCATGGTGAGTATCAAGAGGCACGTATAATCGGGCATCGTGACGTGGCAACGAATGGAAAGACATGCCCGAATTTTGATGTAGCGAAGTGGTGGAAAAACGGGTGCATACCCGAAGACAAAAACATCTGGAGGGTATGACATGTCACCAGTCCGCAACCTGACCGAAGGGGATATCCAGGCGATAGCACTGGCACTCAGAGAATCGACATGTATTAACCATGTCGAGATGTTTACACCGGACGAGATCGCTGCTCTGAAGGGGTTGGCTTCTCTGGTTAAGGAGACACGGTCAGTAATCATAAAGACTGTTGTTGGTGCAATGGTGGCGTTCATGATCACGCTGTTGGCCATAGGGTTCAAGGGGTATTTTGATGTTAAGTGATAGCTCCAGTTGTGGCACTTGTTTTCTGTATAGCGAGAAAAAGAAAACCTGTCCTATAGACGGCAAGCACAGAACCAAAGTGAACGGGTGCTATATCAACTACGTTCCGAAAGACAAAGATGGCAAAAAGATTTAAACGTCTTGCAGAGACCTTCATTGCCAAGAAGTACGTGGCGTGGATGGTGGCGTGCTGGTTCTTGTGGCAGGACAAAGTCACCGGAACCGACTGGATCATGCTCACCTGTGGGATCTTTGTGATAGATGCATGGAGCAAGAAAAACGTGACGTATCAGGAGCCTCAAGATGCTTGAGATACTGAAGGCGATAGACCTGCTATCCCAGAATAGAGTGGTGCGTTGGGCGTTAATGGTTACTATCGTTATCATAACAACCCTTCTTGTATACTATCGTGTGCAATACTATCTGCTGACCGTTGCCAACCGAGAGCTGACCGCTGCGAATCTGGAGTACGCAAGCAAGATCGAGATCCAGAACGAGGCGGTACAGAAGGCGGCAGACGAGTATCAGAGCATGGCATTGCAGATTCACGATGCGAACGCAAAGGCACAATCCCTCCAAAGCCAGCTTGCCAAGCGCAAGGTGGAGATCCGGCAGATTGTTCTGCAAGGTACGTGCGATCAGATGGTAGGTCAGGTGCTTGAGGATATCCGCAAGTGAGGGCAATCGTCATCATAGCGGTTATGATTCTTTCCGGTTGCGCTTCTACTCGGACGGTATACGTTCCGGTTTCAAGCTGCCCAGAGCCGCCACCGGTCAGCATGCCGGAGCTGCAAGTACCCAAGCTGCCGCAGCCAGCACCAACCGATGCGGCACTCAAGGCCATAGCAGAAGATTACATCACCATGAAGGCCGAGCTGAACCGGCTGATTATTCTACTGGAGGCGTACCGGAAGAAGCCGGTACAGTAACTCCCGAAAGGGGCAACAATGTCAACAACCAAGGTAACAGGAAGCATGCTTGATATCACTCCGAATGCAACGTAAGGTGCAATGGGCGAGTGGAAGTATATCGCCAAGTTCAGAAGTTCCTGCCTTCTACGGCCACTGGCGAGATACGCCTCGACTAAGAGCCTACCCTTCCCGTCCAGACTATCCTTGATAATACGCTTCATCGCTGCTGCAAAATTAGCCGCTGTAGACGAGACCATATTCCCCCCCTCATTTGGAAAATGCAAGCCATACCAACTAATTAACAAAATATCAAATATGTGAATTTTTTTTCTTGACTGGCGTACATCGTTTAGCGTACCTTGTCAACACCAATACACGGAAGGAGGTACACATGGAGGTGCGGTTCTACGCTGGAGAGCAGAGCGAGATCGCACAGAAGATCGGGATCAGCAAGTCGTACTTGAGCAGCATCATCAAGGGACGCATGAAATGCCCGGGTCATCTGGCGATCAAGCTGGAAGAGGCAACCGGAGGTCGAGTGACACTCCGTCAGTGGTGCGAATTCTACAAGGGAGGGAAAGATGCTGAAGGAATTACTGCAACGCAAGGCTGAGCTCGAGGAGCAGATCGCTGCCCTCAAGCAGGATCTCGGAGAGGTCATGTTCGACATTCAAGACCTGCTTGCACTCCAGCTCCAGGAAGTTCGTTTCCTGCAGGCAAAGGAAACGGGATCCGTCCATATAACAGTTGACGGAGTGAAGATCACCGAGACCGTTCCTAAGCGTGTCGAGTGGGATCAGGACAAGCTGGCAGAGCTGTTTGCCAAGATCATGCAGCACGGTGACAAGCCATCCAATTACATGCGGATGGAGCTGACCGTGCCAGAGAAGCTCTACGACGCAATGGAGCCAGGCGTGCAGGATCTGTTCACTGACGCAAGGACCATCAAGTACGGCAAGCCGACCTACAAGTTCGAGGTGCCAGAATGATAGTTACCATTAAACTCAAAGACAGGGAAGACGGCAAGGTCAGCGTCGACGTTGAGAGCTCAGAGCCGATCAATAACGACAGCCCTACCAAGGCTTGTCTGGTAGCAGGACGCATGTTGTCAGCAGTAAAAGCACGGGAGGAAGACAATGTTAAGTAACATCCGCAAGGCAAATGCGGTATTTCCACCACAGAAGGTCGTGGCATACGGAGTACAAGGCGTAGGCAAAACATCATTCGGTTCCACATTCGATTCTCCTATCCTGCTTCCAGTAGAGGACGGAGCGGCAGCTATCGATATGGATACCTTCCCACTGGCCACCAGTTTCCAAGAGGTAGTCGATGCCATCACTGCTCTGCACGAAGAGCACGACTACAAGACCCTAGTGCTTGACTCGCTCGACTGGCTCGAGCCACTGGTATGGCAGACCACCTGCCAGGCACACGGCAAGGACAGCATCGAGGCCTTCGGGTACGGCAAGGGCTACGCCGAGGCTGACAAGTTCTGGCGCCATGTCATGGGCGGCTTCGACTCGCTCCGTGCCAACAAGGGCATGACAATTGTCCTGCTCGCTCACTCCGAGGTTAAGAAGGTCGAGCCTCCAGAGTCAGATCCGTATGACCGCTACCAGATGCGCCTGCACAAGCGTGCGTTCGCCATGTGGCAGGAGTGGTCGGATCTCAACCTGTTCCTCACCTACAAGGTAGCCGTCCAGAAGACTGACCAAGGCTTCGGCAACGAGCGAGTCCGTGGGGTGGGGACTGGCGACCGCATCATTCATACCCAGGAGCGCCCTGCATGGGACGCCAAGTCGAGATGGCCACTGCCGGAGAGCATCAACATCGGCAAGGACAAGACCTGGGCAGCATTTCACAAGGCACTCAACGAGGCCACTGGTGGCCGGTACAATAAAGGAGAATAGAAATGAGTTATGACCCTTGGAAGCATAGAAGTTTAGGCATGAGGTGCTGCACATGTATCTGGTTTGCCGAAAAAGTAGCAGACCAAGCTGTAGACGTAGACAAGGGCTGTGAGTTTGGCAGATGCCGCAGACATGCCCCTTCAATGATGGGCTATCCTGCTGTATTTGGTAGTGATTGGTGTGGCGACCATAAACTTGATGAAAATAAGCGATAATACAACAAAGGAGAATAACAACCATGATCGACTTCAACACCGCTGACGTACAACCACAATCCACTGGCCGAGGCCCTATCCCACCCGATTCCTGCGTCATCGTGCAGATGCACCTCCGCTCACCTAAGGCAGATAAGCAGGGATCCCATGAGCTCCTTGGGCGGTCAGATAAAGGCAACGAGTATATTGACGTAGAGTTCAAGGTCGTCCAGGGAGCTTACGAAGGTAAGCAGATCTGGCAGAACTTTACCGTCAAGGGCTCCGAGCAGGCAGTCAAGATCAGCATGCGTACACTGCGTGCGATCGTCGAGAGTGCCCGCAACATCAGCCCGAGCGACCAAAGCCCTGCAGCTGCTGAAGGCCGCACCCTCTCCGACTGGTCAGACTTCGAGGGTATGCAGTGCATCGTTAAGGTGGACGCCAAGGCAGAGGTATCCATCAAGGACGGCAACACCTACGTCAACAACCATATCAAAAAGATCATCACTCCTGACATGGAGGAGTACGCAGTATGCGGTCAGGCAGGTGAGATCATAAGCGACAAGCCACTACCAGCGGAGCCAGAAGCACCGAAGGCCAAACCTGCAGCGGCTGGTCCTGGCAGTTGGGCTGCGCCGACAGCTGCGCCGGCAGCTGCACCAGCTCCAACCCCAGCAGCAGCGAAGCCTGCAGGTGGTCCGCTCCCAGGTTGGGCTAAGAAGTAAGTCATGTTGCTTCGACCATACCAGAATAGGTTAGTCAAGCGGGCGAAGGCGGCTCTGAAAAAGAGCCGCAACACCCTGGCAATCGCTGCAACTGGAGCTGGCAAGACAATCATGTTGGCAGCACTCGCCCGCGAGATGGGTGGCAAGACGTTGATCCTGCAGCACCGCCAGGAGCTGCTCGATCAGAACATGTCGAAGTTCAAGCGGGTAAATCCAGATTGGGACTGCTCGATCTTCGACGCAAAAACAAAGTCCATGTCTGGAGACGCTGTATTCGCCAGTCAGCAAACGCTTACTAGGAACCTGGACGTAATGCCGCAGTTCGATCACGTGATCGTTGACGAGACCCACCATATCGTGGCTCCGACATACGCCAACATTATCGATGCGTGCATGGAAAGAAACAAGAAGCTGCTCCTGACAGGATTTACCGCAACACCAGTGCGTGGTGACAAGAAAACACTAAAGGGATACTTTAATAATGTCGCTGATAAAATTACTATTAGAGAGCTTGTTGGTCTTGGTTTTCTGGTTCCTCCTGTTGCTTACGTTGTCGACCTTGGTGTTCAGTCGAGACTGCAGGAGGTCGAAAAGCGTGCGTCACACTTCGGCGACCAGGCCGAGGTTGCCGAGATATTAGATACAAGACCTATCAATAACGAGGTGGTTCGCCACTGGAAGGAGCAGGCAGGTGACAGAAGAACTATTGTGTTCTGTAGTACTATCAAACATGCAGAAGATGTTGCAGAGGCTTTTCGGGCGGCTGGGGTGGCATGTGAATCTTTGCATGGACATACCGGAGAAAAAGAAAGACGAGCTAAAATTAGACGTCTGGATAACGGTGAAACGCAAGTCATCACCAACGTCGCCGTCCTAACCGAGGGCTTCGACAGTCAACCCGTTGGATGCGTCATACTGCTACGACTCTGCTCAGACAAGAGCCCGATGATCCAGATGGTGGGTAGAGGTCTCAGGTGCGTGGATCCTGAGCTCTATCCGGGAGTTGTCAAACGTGACTGCGTAGTGCTTGACTTCGGTACGTCTCTTCTGACTCATGGCAACCTCGAGGTCGGTGACGGTCTCGGTGAAGAAGTGCTGAAGGAAGTAGAAGGCGAAGCCATAGTCAAGTGCTGTCCCTGTGAGTATGAGCCCGGTATGGTGTACCGGTTCCCAGATCGCAACGGCAACATTGGATGCGGCATAGAGGTTCCAGCTCAGACACGAGTATGCCCGGTATGCGGATTCGTGTTCGAGCGCAATGACGGACATGAGCCACTTACCAATGTCGATATGACAGAGCTCGACATAATGAGCGCATCACCCTTCAGGTGGCACGATCTTTTCGGCAACGATCTCTGCCTGATAGCAAACGGGTTCGATGCATGGGCTGGGATATTCTCTCCGGACGGCGGCGATACTTGGCACGCTCTCGGGCGCAACGATAAGGATCGCAGGGTGCACCGGTTGGCTGTCACTGGTCGCCTGCAGGCCATGGCTATGGCAGATGACTTCCTGAGGGCGTACGAAACAGACAAAGCAGCACATAAATCTCGCAGGTGGTTGGATGAGCCTGCGACAGAAAAACAGCTAGACGTACTCAGACGGTATGGGTATGATGTCCACCTCTCGCTTCTCGGTGGCAGCAACTTCACCAAGTATTCAGCCGCATGTCACAGCTCATTTCAGTTCAATCGTCAGGCTATCGAAAATGCATTAGGAGTTCGATAATGAAAATCTCAGTAACGAAATTAACCGACAAATCACTAGTTAACCTCGCCTGCTCGTACACGGTGGATCACGAGGTGAACGTAAAGAACATGACCAAGATGTACCGGTCAGAACACTCACCTATCAGAACGCAAATGTTCGCAGTGGAAATGAAAGGCATACCGACGTACGTGTCAGTCCACATGGTTCGGCACAAGTTCGGTATCGAGCACTATGTAAAGAGCAACAGGACTGAT